GTCTTTTTCACACATATTTATAATGTTATGACACTTAATCATAAAAGTAACATCTAATAAATTCCATTCAAATTTTATTTCTTTTTTGGTATGCATTTGCTATTAAATTTTTGTTTACAAAATAAATGTTAGATGATTTTTTAAAAATCAACACCTTATAATGTTCAAAGATCAGATTTAGGATTTTCAAGTGTTACAGGTGCAACATCATCAATATTTTTAGCGTTTTTTAAAGTTATATTCTTATGAAACACGCGACCTGCAATATACGTTACAAGGATTGCCGCAATGCTTGCGCTTGAACTTTGATCAATAACAACGCCTAAGGAAGACCCTAAAGAGATAATTATTGTTCCAACAATCGTTACCCAAAATTCTGAAGTTTCTATACCTGGTTTCATCGCCTTAACTCCAATTCGTTTATTTCTTCATGTAGTGCTTGTACGCGTTCTACTAACTGCCCTATAAATTCTATGTGTTCTTTGTTTTCTTTAATCCACTCAGTGTTTTGAGTGACGCGTGAGTCTAAGGTTGCCGCCCACCAAATAATAGCGACAGTTTGTACAACTATCGCTATGTATAAATGTTTTTTTTCCATAAAGTCTTTGTGTATAAATTAAGTAATCATTTAAGTGTAAATTTTTTTTTACTTAAGTCAACTACCTAATTTATTTAATACACAAATATTTATTTAACTATGTTCTTTATCTAATTCTTTTAAAGCCCTAATAACTGATTTTACATTATCAGAAATAATATGGTGTGAAGTCCAAGACCTTGTTTTTGCAAAAATCTTGTCTTGGTCTAATTTGTGACTGGTATCAATGGTTATTGCTACCACACATTGGACTTCTTCTTCCTTTTCTTTATGTAAAGGATTTGGAGAGCCCGGGTTAATAAACTTGGTAGTGATTTTTTTAAAAGTTTTTATAAGAAGGATATCATATGCTCCATTCTTAAACTCAATTGAATGCCAATCTTCGTAATCGTCATACACAATATCTAGGATAGTTTCGATAATCTCAGCGCGTGTAAGTACAATTTCTTCCTGATCTTGTTTAAATATAGCCATTTTTAAAACCTTTGTTTTTGTTAATTCCTAAAAAGGATTGAAGCTTTTTAGTCCAGTATGCTTCTCTTTTTCTTAATGACTCAATGATTACTAACAAATATGCCAGCGCAAAAAAGTTTAAAGTGCTTAACGTCAAAAAATAAGCAGTTACTATAAATTCTTTTTCAAACATCTTCTTTTCTCCAATTTATCTAATGAATAGTGTTGTTGACATAACTTTTAAGTATGGCATGCTTTAAATAAGCATTAACGTGACGTATAGGAGATTTAGAAATGCCAAGTTTTATGAATGCATCATCTATTTTATTTAATAACTCAAGATTAGCAGGCGTTACGTCAAAAAATTGTAATTCTTCTGGTTTTAAAGCTTCTTCCATATCTTGTTCACGGTGGAGATCCCAAATTTCTTGTATTTGTTCTTCAGTAATTTTAATTTTTTTCATTGTTTATTCCTTCTTATTTTTTCACTTTTATTCCCGCAAACACCAATAAATACAAGGCTTAGCGTTTACGTGTTATTATATTAAATTAACATATATCTTTATGTCAAGCGTATGCTGAGCCTATAAATAATAAATTTTTTTTAATTGTATAAAAAATATGTTGTATTTCAAGTATTTTTATTTTTAAATAAACAAATAGACAATATTTTATTAAAAATTTAATGGCATACAAAAAAATTATTAAAAGAGGACGTCCAAAAGGAAGTTTGAACAAATCAAAAACTACCGTTTCAAAAGTAGGTTCAAAACTGATAAAGCAACCTAAAAACGAAACCAAAAAACTTGATTTAGATAAGGCTGAAGCCATTCTCAAGGATTCCGTATTGTCGGAAACGTCGGAAATTAATACCACTGAGGACAGACCTCAACGTGATGCAAAAGGTAAATTCATTCATGGAAATACTATTGCTAGAGGAATTAGAAACCCTTATCGCAAAATACTAAATGAAATATCAGAAGCAGATTTTAACGAAATGCTTGTGGCAACTGTTAATAAAGCCAAAGCAGGTGATTACAAATCATTTGATATCATTTGCAAATACGTTATGCCTCCACGTTCAGAACCAGAAACAGTTATGGGAATCAAAACAAAGACTGCAGAGGATCTAGCTGAGTCTATGGATATTGTTATTCAAGAAATGGCTGATGGCTCTTTATCCCCTGAAGGCGGCATGAGTTACTTAAAATGTTTAAGCAGTAAAAGGGAATTCTTACAAACCGCTTTCTTAGAAGACAAAATAAATAAGATGGATGAGCGCTTGAAAGCAGCTGGAAAATGATAGCCATACAAAGAGTAACAAATTTATGTCTTATATCCACGAGCATGACTCCAATTCATGAGAATGCCAGAGAAGAGAGAGACGAAAGGATCAGAGAAATGGTTGCGCAAAACATCCACCAAAATGTACCAACAGTTAATACAGCTATAGAAATCTTATCTAAAACGGATCCTATTATTAAGCATGTATGGGAACATTATACGGTAAAACGTCAAACAACCCCTTTAAATCCCCACGACGTAAAATATTTCTGGGAAAAAGTCACCGAATGCTTTGCTAACTTAAATGACTTTAAAAAACCATTAAGGAACACCGATGACTAAAGAAAAAAAGACTGACCTATTAAATAGTTCTGTCGCATCAACTGATGAAGATATAGCGCTTAAATTTGAAATGGTTGCGCAAGATATCCATCAAAATGTACCAACAGTTAATACAGCTATAGAAATATTATCTAAAACGGATTCTATTATTAAGGATGTATGGGAACACTATACGGAAAAAGATCAAACAACCCCTTTAAATCCCCACGACGTAAAGTATTTCTGGGAAAAAGTCACCGAATGCTTTGCTAACTTAAATGACTTTAAAAAAAATTATTAAGGAGCACCGATGACTAAAGAAAAAAAGACTGAACTATTGAATACTTCTGCTGTATCAACTGATAGAGCTGTGGCCCTTAAACTTGCTTATGAGGCTTTATCTGGGAAAGTGTTTAGCAATCTTAGGGAAGTTGATAAACGCGATGTTGAGGAGCTGTTTGAACTTGCTGAATACAACGCAAGATTCATTGCAGGTAAAGACATAGGGATTGTATCGGTTAAAGCAAAAATAGACGAAATGGTAAGACAAGCTAACAAAAGATCTAGAGGGGAATGCTAATGAATATAAGCGCAGATGCATTACGCAATCATATTGAAAAGATTGAACGCCTCGACGACAAAAGATTAGAGATTTTAGCCGATGTAAAGGATTGTTTTACAGCTGCCGTTTCAGAAGGTTTTGACGTTAAAACAATGAAAGAATTAATTAAGCTTCGTAAACTTAAAAAAGAAGAAATTGTTGAGCGCCAAGATCTTCTGAATACATATATGGTCGCTATAGGCATGAGTTAAGAGGCAGATGGCAAAATCAACCAAAAGCATCGAAAGAATATTAGAATTAGATAAGAAAATCGATGCTTATTTGGGTGATCGACTAACTGATGAACAAGAAGAAGAAAAGTGGCTATGTGAAAACTCCTTCTACCTATTCGTACAAAAAGCATGGCCAGTTATTGAAGGTGGACAGAAGCTTATTCTTGGTTGGCATATGGAAGTGGTGTGTCAGCACCTTGAAGCGTTATATAAGCTTGAGATTAATAGACTCATAATTAACTTGCCACCCAGGCTGGGGAAAAGCAATGTGTGTAGTGTTTTGTTTCCAGCCTGGGTTTGGACAAAGAATCCGGCATTAAGTTTTTTATACAGTTCTTACGCTAGCAGTTTATCAATTAGAGACAGCGTTAAGTGTCGTATTCTCATTGAATCGCCCTGGTATCAAAGTCTTTGGGGAAATTCAGTGCGTCTTTCAGATGATTCTAATAACAAGATTCGTTTTGACAATACAAGGTCGGGATTTAGGATGTGTAGCAGCGTTGGAGGTTCGGCTACTGGTTTTGGGGCGAATTTTGAGGTGAGTGATGATGTTAATAATGTAAAGCAGTCTGAGAGTGATGCCATACGGGAATCTACTAATAACTGGCACGACTACACGATGTCCACTCGCTATGCCGGAACTTTTAAGGAATTCAGACGCCTTTTAGTTCAGCAAAGGGTACATGAAAAAGACTGTACAGGAAACGTTCTTTCCAAACAGGATTCAAGGTGGATTCATTTATGTTTACCTATGGAATTTGAAAAACATAGACGCTGCGTCACTATTCCTCTTCGAATGACTAATGGTAAAAAGTGGAGAGACCCAAGAACTAAAGAGGGAGAGTTGTTATGGCCGGCTGGCATTAATGCAACCGAACTGAGTAATCTTAAGAAAAAAGACTTTAATAATGATTCCTATCGTATAAGTGGTCAATTTCAACAATCTCCTAGTCCTTCTGGAGGAGGAATTATTCAAGCCGGTTGGTACAAGCATTGGCAAGAAAAAGAAATGCCTAGGTTTGAATATATCCTTCAAAGCTGGGATACAGCTCTTGTGGGTGGTAAAGGCAAATCATCAAACACTAGCGCTTATAGTGCTTGTACCACGTGGGGAATATTTAACGATAATAACGATAACAAGAACATCATGTTGATTTCTTTATTTAAAGGGCGCGTGGAATATCCTGAACTTCGTAAAATGGCCATTAGGCTTGCCAAAAACTATTACGACACTGACTTAGAAGATCCTATGGGAAGCGGATATAACTACCCTGCTGATTTGGTGCTTATTGAAGCAAAGGTAAGTGGCTATTCATTGGCTTCGGATCTTATGAGAACAAACATTCCTATTATGCGCTTCAACCCTAATACGGTAGGTGACAAAGTAGCACGCGCAAGAAGGGTGACAGACTTAATAGAGAATGGCTTAGTATGGCTCCCGTGTGATCCTCCATCATTTCACCCTAATGAATACGCCCAAGTATTACTTAGGGATTCTACTTTATTTCCAAATGGAGAAAGTAATGATACAATAGATTCTATGTCACAAGCATTTATTCGATTGAAGCAAACAGGCTGGGTTTACAATACAGACGACTACAAACCAGTCCGTGAATTCAATTGGAAAAATTACGAAAACGAGAATTATCATTCATGAGAGCTAAGCGGGAATCAATAAATAAAATGGGAATGGTTCAACCCCAATTGCCAATACCAATGCCAGTAATGGATATAATGGGGAATCCTGATTTAGTTCAACCTGGGTTTACAGTTCCAGACGCTGACCAATCAATGCATATGCCAGAAGATATGGGGGCTAATGGTTATTTAGATGAACATGGCATTAGGCATTTTCCAGATGGTAGTAAGGTTATTAATGATCAGCCAGATGATGGGCAACCTAAAGGTGAGAATTTAGATGATCATGATCAAAACTTAGCTGAATATTTAGATGACAATATTCTTTCTGAAATTGGGCATCATTTAAAGAGTGCTGTTGAAGATGATAAACAAAGCCAAGAGCAATTTTTTCAATCATTAGCAGATCTTATTGATTTATTGGGTATTAAATCAGTTGATAGCATAAGCGAAGATTCAACAGGAGAACCTACAGTCCACTCTACGGCTTTATTTGAAACCTTATTAGATTATACCGCTACCATTATGGGCAGTATTTTCCCAACTAAAGCGCCTGTAGATGCGGTTATACTTGGTGAAACTAATCAGCAATTAGAAGATATTGCTTACCGTAAGACTCAATTCT